GTTTCAGTATCGAATACGTGAAAAAATTTCGGGTCATTGCAATCAGACCAAGTCATTTCATACTGTGTACCGAAATAATAGATATTATTCTTTGTGGATTTTGTATGGTAATGACCTGACCAGACCATTTCAAATCGATCAAAGATCTTGGCATCCATACCATGAGGTGATTGAACTCCAGGCATCATGTCGAAACCTGCCAATTCCAGGTGACTCGCAAGAATTGGAGCATCACACTTTTTTACAAAATCCAATGATTGCTCAGTATTTTCTGAGTTCATCCACGGCAACATCGCGATTCGACTTGAACCATATTCCATCACTCGAGGTGACATAATGATGTTGATATTATTTACAAAATACCCAAGTAATTCCTTTAGGCTACAAAGATCATTCGTATTCTTATAGAAGACATCATGATTGCCTGGTATGATATCCATCATCATATTCCTTTCAACCATCGGTTCAAGGAATGTTTTTCTATTATGATGAAGTGCGGTAAAATTGATGTATTTTCGGTGGTCGTAAAAGTCACCGAGATGAATGATCTGCTTGATTCCATGCTCATCACAGTAAGGAAAGAAGACTTCCTTATAGAATCGAGCTGAATAGTCGAGAAACGACTGCGACGCATTCCTTACGCCACAATGCGTATCATTGAGAATAGCTACTAACATGCTTAATTGAGAAATAACTCAAGAGATGATTTGGTATTTTTACCAAACTCCTTGACCGCTCTATCAGTGTTTTTAACGCGGTCAATTCTATTCTTGAGTTCATCAACGAATCCGGTCTCAATGCCATAAACGAAATCGGAACCTTCATCTGACTCGGTCATAAAGTCCTGAATTCCAGCCTGTTCGATGTATCGAAGCTTGATGTCTTGTTGCTTTTTCTCTTTGGTGATTCTTCGAATAAAGGCGTAGTAAGATATCTGGGTGAAATAAGCAAATGCATTCGGTGAACCTGTTCGGGTTGCAGCCTCGATGTTGTAGTTTCCTATCGCTTTGATGCAATTCTCAACCGCATCCATAACCATCTCTTCACGATAGGTGTAACGAATAAAATTGGGTTTATGAGATAGACCCTCAGCTATTCGAAGAAAACACCGGCCGATGTATTCAGAAATCTTTGGTGCAGATTTACCCTGTGATTCAGCTTCCTTTGCGGAATTGACATAATCAACTACGGCTTGGCTGAACTCCTTATTGTTTACGTAATGTTCAGACTCCCGAGTTCGTCGAGTTGTCTTTGCTGATTTTTTCACATTGTTCATTATTAAAATATAATATAACTCAATTCAATCAAAAGTAAAACACTTTTTCAACACTTTATGGTTTACATCCGCGTTCGGACTTGTTATAATGTATCTCTAAGGACAAAGAAATCATTGGCTCTGGTAACGGCTAGGATGCTTCAAACGAAAGGTTAATTCCTCCAGGAAGTCATCCATATTCTGTTTTGGTTTAGAGAGTGGATTAAGTCTTTTACTCTTGATATCGACCAGGTCTTTGTAGTTCTCTTTAAGTTCAACATCAGGTAAGGATGCCGAAAGGATGTGATCTTTTCTGATCATGTGTACTCGAGAACTAGCACCCTTGAACCAATCTGTAAAGTACATGGTTTGGCTTTGATTCTCGTAAGAGGTGTGGGTGTTCATAAGAAAAGGATCTCTTACGATTACGTTATTTTCAGTATCCTTTATGATGTTGCACAGGAGTGTTTCTCCATTCACCAATTTGAGGATAAAACAAAATTCTTCTGAAAGTTCTGTATCCATATCAGATTGAAATTTCGTAGATTTTGTAGTTGAATTTTTCTTTCGAATAGATCTTTATTCTTTCGGCGGCGTGATCAAGAGTGTAGTTTCTCTTTTTCTTCCAGTGTAGGTCATCAGCTATGTCGAATACGATTGTTGCTTTTCCGTCATCAGATTTTCTTAGACCTCTACCGATAGATTGAAGTACTCGAATTTGACTTTTTGAGGGTGATGCAAAGATAATGTTGTTCAGGTTTCTTATATTTATACCTGTAGAAAATGTACCCATCGATGCAACGATGATGGCATCCTTTTCACCTTCAGTAATGGTGCGAATTCTTTCTCTCTCATCAGTTTCAACACCACCCGAAACGAAAAAGAGTTTTCGAGTGCGTCTTGGAAGCTCATTCAGCTTTTTGTCGATCAAATCATACAAAGGTTTGCCGTGTTTTTCGACATAATTGAAAAGAACGAGAGTGTTACCCTCTTGAGACATAGCAAGGTTTCTTATGAATTTATTTCTTTTTTCGTGTGAAACGATCCAATCCATTTCCTCTTGATACGTTTTACCTTTCACTTCTTGACACTCCAGATCATTATGTTTAAGCAAAAGCATATTGATTCGAAGATCAGCCAGTGTTTTCTTTTCGATCAATTCCTGAGTTGAGGTGACCTTATACACCGGTCCAAAAAGACCTTCTAGAATCAATCGATGTGTCTGCGTTCCATCCAACGTACCGGTGGTGCCGATGCGGTACTTAGCATCTCTCAATTTCTCCATGATTGCTGAAAGAGATTTGGCTTTAAAGTTGTGAGCTTCATCTCCTATCACCATGCCGTAAGGTTCGAACCAAGTCCCCTGCATCTTATAGATCGACTGCCAGGTAGTGATAATGACTCTTTGAGAGATGTTGATCTTTTCTTTTCCGGAATAAATTCGATGACACATCTTATCATTATTCCAATCATCATCCAGTGTAGAATAGTCCGCAAAGTCTTTGTACATCTGCTCGACAAGGGATGTTGTAGGAACCACAAGGAGAACCTTTTTATTATTCTCGGCTAAAAATGCTCGAATCAGGATGTAGATGATCAGCGATTTACCAGAAGCGGT